ATTCGTTCGTCGGTTTTTTTCATTACTTCATTTATTTTACGCCGTACGTTGTTGATTGCATCATGATCTGCCATAATAACCCCTTAGTCATTTCTATTTTTTGGTATACCTGCTCGGTTTGATATTCCCTTCATATGCTGACGAATAAACGCCATTGCCGCAGTATGTGCTGGATGTTCTTTACTGTAATCCATTGCAGTATCTACTTTTACTTGATTACCTGTTTCTGGATTGACAATTCGCATCTGCATCAATTTTTTAAATAAATCCTTGTTTCCAGACTTTTTCTGCTTACCCTTCTTTTCATTACCCGACGTTCCTTGAATAAATGGAGACGGGTATGGATTTCCGTGCCCCAATACTTTCACAGGCATTGTATGTCCAATTGCCGCCAACACGGATAATCGTGTATTACCGCCTAATAAATAATATCCATCAATATGTTTAATTACGATTGGCATTGCTATAGGTTTTTGTGCTTTAATATCTTTTAATAAGCCGGTTACATCTTGCTTACGTCCTAATAAGTTTTTAAGGATTTGCATTTTATTTTTTCCACTTAACACATCCGGTACATCGCTGTTTGTCAAGTTATTTAGTTCATCACGCGTCAATACCTCACTGGGAGCCTTTGTAATCATATCTTTTAATTCTGCAGAACTATCGGCAATGTTGGGAAATGCTTCCAAAGTTCGTTCGTTCTTAAAATATTCATCTGCTTCATCATCTAAATCTTCGTCCGTATATTCACGTATAGATACATAGACTTTTAATTTATCAGACTTCGTATTTTCGGTTAGTATGGATTCATTTGCATTCATTGCAGCTTGTACTATTTTTTCTGCTGCTTTTCTTACCGGTTCGTCTTCTGGATATTTTAGTGCAGTTGCTACCAAGATATCCCGATTTGTTTTTGGATTACGAACTTTTTGACCAAGTACTGATTTTGCCCGACCAAGTGCCTCTGCATCTGGCTTTTTCTTACCCTGCTTCGTACCAGCATCTGGCGCCGCTTTCTTACCAGACTTTTTTGCTTTTCCATGCATATCCGTAAGTTTACGAGCTTCTTCTGCGTCGGAAGCTTTCTTAACAACTTTATCAAAAATCTTCTTATCAAATTTACCATATACCTTCGTAAAAATTTCTTGTTTTGCTCTATCGGTAATATTTGGGTCACCCATTACTGAACGAAGTTGTGAACCACTAATTTCTTTACCATTTACTTCCAAATTCGGTGGGGGACCAATCCAGATATACCCAGCAGTTCTAAACCCCGTCATTTTTTCGTTAGGGTCATATTTTTGAAAATATTTTCCGCCTAATCGTTCAGCATCTTTTTCTCCAACTGCAAATACAACAGGAGTATTTTCTGGAAAATTCTGTGTTATTTCTACTGGACTATATGGATTTTTTGTTTGTACAATGCGGTCTTCTGGTATACCAAACATTGCCATCATAATTTCTTGTTTTTCTTTAAACGAGAACGGTGATGTAACACTGTCTTGTTTATCGGAAGTGGCTATATATACATTTTCTTTTCCAAACTTTTCTACCAACGCATTATATGTAACTTGATGTCCTGCATGATATGGTTGGAACCGTCCTGGATAAATTGCAATTGGTTTTGCTGGTTCGGTTGGTGTTTCTGGTTGTGGCGGTTCTTCTGATTTTTTTGGAGCGTCTGGTAAATTATAAGTTATTTCGTATTCCTTTTTAGCAATACGATAGAACCCGTCACCATCTTTCACCAAATAATCACCGGGCTTCAATACCATTTGTTCTCCCCACGGAGCAGTAAACGTTACTTCGTCGGTTCCGTCATAGCGTGCAACTTGTCTCGGAGATTGTTCTGGTATTACTGTACCATCTTCTTGTTTCGTATATAATTTTTCAAACTTTGCTGATTTTACTACATATTTTTCTCCACTTGGACCAGACATAATAATATCACCTGGTACTGCGGTATTTTCTGTTTCTTTACCGTCTGCCGTAATGGTTACTACCTTCATCTCAGATGTAGCAGTAGCAAATGTCATAGGTTCCATACCTTCTAAGGCGGAACTATCGGCAATTTCTCCATGTGGTTTATATGGTAATGCTTTTTTAGTGACAGGTGTAAACTCTAATTTATCGGTCACTGATTTAATATCTTTTGGTGTTTCGGATGGTTTTGGCTCTTCTACTTTTTCTGGTGCTCTATTGTACTTCATGGTTCCTATGATTTGATTCACTGGAGCAAATGCACCCGTCAATTTATATGGATTGCCGTTGTACGTGAAAATTAATCCTTCACTTGGAACGACATTATCAATGCCCAATTCTTTTAATCGAGCCAATTCATATTCTAACTTCTGTAGCTTTTCAGGTCCACCTGCTTGTTGTATACCACGAATACTGTCAGCAAATTCTTTCTTCAATTCCTCGGCCATTACTGGATTATTTGCCGATAAGAATTCAACAACTCGTTTTAATGCATACACACCTGCTGATAAAAATACCTGCTCCATTGGTCTAACTGATTGTTTTAACAGTGGTTTTAAACTTGTTTTTTCAAACTCTCTAAACCATTCTTTTTTCTCGTCCGATAAATTTTTTACACCAAATTTTTTATCGCTGTCAACCCATCTGCTAACAAGACCTGCTCTTTCTGCACCAGTAAATTTAAACCCTTGTTCACTTTCTATAGTGTTCAATTGCTCATTCCACCATTCCTTTAAATAATCTTGTAACGTATCGGTGGGTTTTAAATTATATTGACTTCTAATGTCTTCTAACTTAGCAGACAATGTATCGTATGCTTGTTGCGTTTCTTCCGTTACTTTATCAGAAATAGCAACAGTTCGTGGGCCTGATATACCAAAGGTACGTTGTTTATCAGCATTTACTTTAGTAACTGCGTCAGAAATTACTTTTCCATTTTGAGTATTTTGTACACCAACTTTTTCTCCGTCATCATCGTGTTCTAATGTACCATGAAATACTAATACCGTCTTATCGTATGGAATTACATTACGAGTGCCTGGGTAAATAATTTCTGTACTCATCACACTACGTCCATTTCCAAACACTTGTTCAATTTGTTCTGGTGATAATTTGCTCATTGCTTCTTGAATGTCTTCTGCTGCTTTTGTAAACGCATCAGAAATTTCTCCACGACCAGCAAACATAGCAGACAATTCTTCAACACTTAATGCTTTCTCTGCACGATTTTTTAAGTGTCCTTTGTTTCGTGCAAATACAACTTTTCCATCACGAATAGTAAATGCAATATTTTGACCGTCCATTTTTTCTACCACTGGTCCTTCTTTTTCTAAATTACCAACCAATGAACGATTAAGCATTTCATCAAAATCTTGAAACGATAAGTCGGTGTCTTCAAATGGATGCGCCAAATGTCCGTGTGCACCGCCTTCCATGAGGTATTTTCCGGTTTGATTCCAGCACTTATGGCACATGAATGGATGTTTGCCACCCTTTTCTGCAGCCCATTTCCAACCACACGCTCTACATTGAATCGTATTTTCTGATAGGTATATATTACGGTCTAGCTTCCCATAATCACGAAGTAAAATACCGGCAATAATATTTGCACTATTTTCAATACGTGACCCCGTTGCGCCGTCAATTTCGGGATTCGTAATATACCCCATTTCATTTTGTTTTTGATGTGCCATTTCATGGGCAATCGTTCGTAGAATATCGGCCAACAATCGTCCACGTGCAATCACACTAATAGTATTGGTTAATACATCATATGAACCCAACGAAGTCATACCGGCAGTTGGTTCTAATACTACAATTTTAGGCATACTACGAAGATTTAATCGGCGTACGGTATATTCTACAAATTGATAAATATTGTGTAAGTTGGTACTTTCCACAACCAACTCAAAAATTTCATTAACTTTATCTCGTCCATGATCTTTTTTTGCCAGTTTCCATGACCCACCATTTGGACCCTTTGGGTGATGTACATCGTGATTTTTCATTTTACTTTTGCCGTGCTTCTTGACTGCCTTTGCACGGTCACGATTACGGGCAACTCTATCTTTTACGGTATCTTTTAAATATTTACGAACTTTTTCTGGATGGCGCTTATAATATTTACGAACTCGCTCCGTACTGGATTTTTCTTCTTTTTGTATGAATTCATCATCCTGTTCTGGGCCTATGGAATCAGGATAAATAAAGCCCGGTTTTGGATGATAGTCGGGCTTGTTTGGGTCATCATCAAATGATGGTTGTTTCTCATCAGAATCATTATAATTGGCAAACCGAGACGTTAATGTCGGAGTAACGGGCTTTATGGGTTTTTTATGTGACCCATTATAGCCGTTTAATGCGTAATCCGGAGAATCATATGCGTTATATTCTTCATTCATAAATAATATTGGGTAAATATTTGAACTTCTTATAAATATCTATACAGTATTCAATTATGTTTAATCTGTATGGATCTGGTGACGCAGTTTCAATATTATTGGCGATTGCCACGAGGCCAAATTTGTCCGATGGTCGGAACTACTACACCGCCACCGATTGATTGTGTCGGTAACTGCGTAATTTCTCGCACAACACTTCCAGAATAACCAATAGTTACAGGATATGTGAGTAGATATAAAATTGATGAATTAACGTTCGTGGTTAATTTTTGCGAGGTCATACTTGCACTATAGAAAATCGTTAACGGTTGGACTGACGCCGTTAATATACCCGCATCTATGTATGACCCCGATGGCATATTACTCGCTTCTCATCATTAAACGAGTATTAGTAGTAATATTATTGTTGGTAGACAATAAATAACTTTCAAATGCAGTGTTTGCCGACACAAAATATGTACTAGCTGTATTGTACACTTCAAGCGTATGCGTTGCATTGGTTGGTAAATCGGATGCTTTGGTAAATCCCATCATTCGCAATGGATTATGTGGTCCGTATGATACCATCGGTATAAATAATCCAACCGACAGGAAATTATCTGCCACAGAAGTTGCTTGTCCGCTGTGAACATAATTTTGGAATGTTTCTGGGGATGGCGCTTGTCCCGAACTAGATTGATTATACATCAAGTACGACTGTCTATATGCTGGCGCAGCATCGTCCCATTGTCCGACTATAATTCCATCGGTGGATGGGTTTCCAAATACATCTTTTGTTCTTTCTACAAACCCAAATGTAGCATTTGTGGCAAAATTATTTGCAAGAATTATTCCCATATCACCGCCAGAAATTACACAGATTCTATGATCGTATAACGTCCCAGATACAGCAACTGCTCCTATGGATGTGTACATTGCAGAGTTTCCCGTATTATTGTATCCTAATGCAACGCCCCCCACACTTCCACTTCCGTCGTGTGTAAACCCCACCGTAAATGCAATACTCGTTAAGTTAGCTGTTGACGATGCATTTCCATAATCTATTCGGGTAAATACCGGATATCCTGTGTTATGTAGTGTGTCATTCATTTGAAATACTTGATATCCCATAGAACGAGCAAGTGCCCCAGGTGGTGGCGTAATTGATCCCGTGTTCAGTGCACCAACTGCATTAGTATCTATCCAACCTGCCTGCGCAAAACTGTCGCCAATTACTTTAACAAAACTTCTAAAAGATTCCGTTGCAACCGTACCGCCAGTGCTGGGCATCATCAACGATGCTGTTACAATTACCGTCATTATGACATCCTCAATAAAAATCTACCATTGGTATATAACTGACAGTTTGCTACATTAAAATTACTTCCTAACGCCATATACAGTCGTTCTGCTCCATATACGGTGTATCGTACTGCTTGTAATGTATTAGGGAAGTCCGTAGAAGTTCCTACCAATATATTTGGTGATGGATTATATGGTTTCCCAAAAAATGGATAAATTAATCCTAAAACTAATCGTCCATCATACAATGACGGCGCTCGTGATGGTCTAGAGTTTGGTATCCAAATAGTTTCTCTCGTTGCCGGAGTCTTTCCAACCAATGCCATTTGTGAATGAAGTGTTTTAACAGTTCGGTTCACATCGGTTGCCAACATATGAAACCCACTGCCCGTGGGTTGGCCATTTATATCATACAATCGTTCAAATACTGCAAGTTGTGTATGTAGCATTTGCGGAAACACTACCAACGACATGTAACTACCATCACCACTTGCATTAATAGTACTTCCTGACACGATAGCAAAACTCGTGGCAGAGGCTATACCAACCTCGGTCAATGCATCAATACCAGTTAGTGACCCAGAGTTATCATGTGCAGTTCCCATTGAAGTCCATAATTGTATTCCATTACAACTGGGTGCGTTACCGCCAGAGCCACGATATCGTACTTTTATGAATAAAGGACTTGTACTCTGTAACGCATCATTGAATGCAAAAATATCATATGTAATTTGTTGATCGTTTGTTATCGGTGGATTCAGTGCTGAAATGTTATCAATTGATCCCGACTGTACCGTGCGTGTGAAACTACATGATAGGAATGCATTCCGAATGTCTTCTACCGTCTCACGAAACGATGCGGTTAATTGTGTATTGGGATTGACAACTGCGGTATAGTACGATGGCATTATATTACTCCTTTATTCTAATAACATTCTATTAAATGACATAGAAATATTTGCGGTTGTGCCGGATAAGTTAGTGACTGTATAATATATAGTTGGTGATATTGCAACATCCATGTTTGCACCTGCTACAACAGGTGACATTGTGTAATTATATAATGTCGGAGAACCACTTAATATCAATTCCGTAATAAGTCCGGCATTTGATGCGGGATCTGTTCCAATTGGCCGAGATAAATCTGCAATCACATATGATTGTGAACCGTATAGTCTGATACGGGTGTCGGTGTTTACCGTCACGGAAGTTATGATAAAACTCTTACCAAACGTTGATATACTACCGGTATATGTTTGATTATTGGTAAGACTTGCTATACTAGCAGAAACAGGTGATCTTGCTTCTAAAACGGCACTGGGTACATAACTGGCGGTTAACGCATAACTTGCAGATGTTGCCAGTGCGGCGGCAGGTCCACCTATACCATATAGTGTAAATGTACTTTCACTTACGAATTCACCTGCACTTGGATAAAGTTCAATTTTATTAACTGCCGATGAAGTATTACGCCACCAACTTTCTCCCATTTCATTAAAAACATTTCCAAGGGTGGGAGAAAATTTAAGTGGATTTTGCGTAGTAAATGTTTTTTGAGTTCCTATCGTTGTATATCCAGGAATTGTTATATCAACATGCGTATATACTCCAGCATCCGATGATTGTGCCGAGATTGCGTTTGACGCTGCGTAATTAGTACCAAACCCACTTGCTTGACCAAGCCGACTTTCGCGAACCCAATCGTAATTGCTGCCAGAATCTCCATTTATGCGAGTATATAATAATACCGCAGTAGCAGCGGTTGTTCCCCGAGCAAAGGCAACTATTCGTAAATCACGATATGTATTTGGAATGTTGTCAAATGTAACAGTTGTTTGACTTGCACTTGTTGTTAATGTAGCAATTTCGCGCATTGCGCCAACTCCACTACCAGTTGTGATGCCCCCACTTCCACCGTTTAATGCGTATGATGCAGTTAACGCATATGAACTACTAATTGAGCTAGATGCCCACGAAGAACTAACGGCACTACCTCCACCACCTTCAGCGTTTAATGCATAACTTGCAGTTGTTGCATAACTGGCACTGGAGAAACTACTAATAAAATATGGCATTATATCAATATCTCATAACTAATAAGTGGTGTAATGGAAGCCGTTTGGCTTGCATAGGCATGTAATCCACATCCTTCTTCTAGCATGAATCTGGTATCTTGTGACATCACAACTAATGTAGTTTGTGCAGGGATAGATAGTTCATCGGCAATAAAATAATTTACAGACGCACTATTATACATCAAACTAGCTAACACACTAGTTGTACTAATATTTGCATATGTCACTGAATTAATTTTATATACCGCATTTGATGCGACAGGATTAGTAATCAGAGACGCGGAGGTGGCTGATCCGGATGGTAAACTACCGGTCACATATGTCCGACCAGTAATTGAAGTAAGATTGCCTAAATTTGGAGATGCCATATTAGTATCCTATTACGTTAATGTTTCGACCAATGTCAGCACTTGCTGACGGGAAATATCTAATAAAATCAAATGCAGCTCTAGCATTGCCGGAAGAACTGAACGACTGTAATTTAATCCCAAATCTATCCGGTAAATTACCGCCCGTAAACCAAGTCCCAACTGCTTCATTATAGCCTCTGTTAACCCAGTGAATGCCATCTGCCGACCACTCTGTGTAGATATTAGTTTCATCGTAGCAAATGCGAAGAAACGCAAATGGGTAGTAAAATGCGCCACCATCAACATAGCTATTTCGTGTTGATAGATCTGTAAATTTTTCAATTGCAAGTGAGGGTAGTATTGTGGCGGTACCTGCACTTCTTGCAATAGCCATATCCATCATTCTACCGCTTACAGAGCTTCGTACATAGATACCTGCTTGATTGAAAGTACTCGTTGCAAGTGTAGAGGTATGAATTACTACTGTAAATGGGCCACTTGGTAAAGTTTTTTCTATTGCTGCTTGTTGTGCACTATTATTTAACGGAACGATCATATCCAAATTACTATATTTAATTGACCACGATGGTATTAATGTTCCTACACTTGTGAACCCAGGTGGAGCAGCGGTACCAGACGCATCGGTAATAAATTCGTCGTTTAAACTAGACGAATTAAGAGGCGGGCAGAATGGATCATATCTCTGATATAATACTGGCCCTGTCTCCGCATAACTAGCCGTAAGGATTGTCGTCGTCGTATTTACATAATCTTGTGCTATAGAAATTTTCTTGACGACCGCAGGAACTACTCCACCACTTCCACCGTTTAATGCGTATGATGCGGTTAACGCATAACTTGCAGATGTTGCTAACGAGGCAGATGGGCCGCCAATGCCGTATAGTGTAAATGTGGAACCAGTTTCCCAGTTACCAGATGATGGATAAAATGCGATACTTGATAGGGAGCCTGTATTTTTCCAAAACCCCGTTGCAGTTTGAGCAGCAATTGTTCCGCTAATACGCACATCAGAAAGAGCATGGACTTGCTTCATTCTATATGAATCGGCATAATCATGAATAAACGCAGTTACCGTAGAAAACTGGTTTGCCGGAATTGATGCACCTGGAACACTGAACAATTCCATGTACGTAGCCGTAAGAGTTACTGTTGTACCAAATCTATTTTCTCTCCCCCACTCGTAATTACTGCCACTATCTCCGTTAATAATGCCTCGTATAGTTACATCACCTGCAACAGCAGAACTTCGTCCATTAGCAGTAATCATCAACGATTTATATGTACTATCAATATTACTAAAGGTGACGGTATTCTGGGATTGACTCGTAACAATTGTTGCAATTTCTTGCATTGCACCAACACCACTACCACCAATACCCCCACCACTTCCACCGTTTAATGCGTATGATGCGGTTAATGCATAACTTGCCGATATAGATGGCGAACCTGGTGCGTATGAAGCAGATACTGCGGTTAGTGCATACGATGCACTTTGAATGCTACCCAATAACAGACTTGCCGTAGCTGCGTAACTTGAACTGATGCTTGAGGAGGCCCAACTAGCACTGACGGAACTTGAGGCAAACAAACCAGATCCGCCTCCAACACTTGGTGCCCATGACGCTGACACTGCAAATGAACTTGTTCCTACGAATCCTACTTGGTTGGACAATGAACTTGTGAATGAGTTTGCGGACATCTGTCCGTTTCTAGTAATTCTTGCTAGTAATGTTCCGCCTTGAAGTTGTATCGGACGTATCCCAAGATTATTTCTGAACTCAAAATCCGTGCTGGAATATTCAGCACCTATAACAAATTTATTATCGCTGGCGCTTCCGGTAACACCAAACATATTTGTAAAACGATTTGTTACTGCCAAAGTAAATACTACACTGGGTTTGGTAGATGTTCCCGATGTAAAATGATATGCTACTTGACTGGCATTGTTACTTGGATCGTAGTCTTCATTAACACTAAATCCATTAGTACTTTGCGGATAAAATATCTGACTACCCAGTGTTAATGTTCTAGGACTCGGTATTGTAACAGTACCATTATATGATCCCGCAAACGCACCTGTGAATGATCCTGTAAATGGATTAGTAATCGTTCTAAATTGTGCAGATGATGATACTACTCCCTCGGGTAATATAGCAACTGCCGACAATGCATAACTTGCAGTTGTTGCAAAGGAAGAACTTACACTAGCAGAACTTGAAACTGCTCTGCTGGCCGATATTGCCCAACTAGATGTTCCTAAAAACCCCAGTGTAGATGAAATGGTTCCTATAACAGCAAGCGATCCGCTTACTCGCATAGATCCAGTATGGACGGCTGCATCGGCGGTGGTAATCAACGAACCACTTATAATTTGATTACCAATTAATAGCAATGATCCGCTAATAGTTTGATTACCGGTCAATAATAGTGATCCGGTAATTCCCGCAGATCCGGTGAAGGGAAATCCTTTCGTCCCCCTTGCTATCCACGATGTGCCATTCCACACATATGTTTTTCCATTTGCGGAGTATACATCGTTTAATGTCGGCGATGATGGAAAATTTAATGCAGCCATTGGTGGTTGTGTGTAGGTGGATTAAGTTATGAAAGCTTTAAATATATCATGCAGTATAGACATAAATAGTTTAATAATGGTATAAAGGTGGTTTACAAACACGCAGACAAATTTGCAGTTTTACTACCCACATCATATATCAACGTTTGTATACAATCTCCTTCAATACAACTTGTAGTATCGGCCACTACATTCCCAGATACTTGTATACTATTTTTAAGTACACCACCTACATTGATAAAATCTAAACCGCTTGGCGTCATAACTCCACCTAAATATGTTTCAAACTCAAGTATAACATCGCCGGAGAATCGCTGCCCATACCACACGGCACTTAATTTAATTTCTATTTGTGACAGCAATGGAAAATCTGTAGAAATTACAGAAAAGTCTATAAGACACGCCTCTGGTCCAGTGTCCGAAGTATTGTCACCTCCCCACTCAATATAATAAGCAGTTGCTAATTGATTATAAATAATACTATCATAACAAAATCCAACTCGTTGTGAATCATATGACGTTCCCGTATTTATTAAACCCGTTCGTGTATCAAGGTCGGTTCCTGACAACGAGTCCCATTTGTATCGCACAATTGCGTAATCAAACTCACGGAAGGTTGGGGTAGCAAATAACCATTCAGACCGCCCATCAATTCCAGGATTATCAATATTAGAAAATCCACCATTATTGTTTTGTGTTATATAAGAAAACATAATTTATTTAATGTCAGGAAGGTTGTTACGTATTTGTCAACTACGTTTTTTCCATTTGCAAAGTATGATTGATTTAATACTGCCATTTATATTCTCTTAGGTTAGTCTATTATATATGTGTATGATCTTGATAATAAATTAGTAACGTTTTGCATAATTATGTTTGTAAAAACAGATGATACATTTACTATTGATCCAGTGTTGGTATATAATATATTTTCAAAAACAGATGATACATTTACAACTGGCAATGGTGGGACAAATAGTACTGTAACTAAATCTTGCGTAATAAACGCATCGGATGTATTTGCATCGGACGTTACAAGTATAGTAGATAAATCTTGCGTAACAAACGCATCAGATGGAACTTGTAACAGTAATGTAACTAAATCTTGCGTAATAAACGCATCGGATGTATTTGCATCGGACGTTACAAGTATAGTAGATAAATCTTGCGTAACAAATAAATCAGTTGCCATTATGAATCTCGTCTAAAACCAACCTCCAAAGAAGTAATTTCAGATGGAAGAAACTTATTTCCGGTATTTGGGTTTAATTGCCAAGTATCAATAAATTGATTATATGTCATAGAAGCAGATATTGGTACACTTCCGGTGTAATCTGCACCATTTACTCGTAATAAATGATTCAGTCCACTAACTTCTACAACAGTTGCTCTTACCCGTGAATTTTTTATTACAGCTTCTATTACGGAATTGCTTGGTATGACCGTAAATGACGATGTTGTATTGGCGGGTTGCAATGTAAATGTTTCTCGTAAAGGAAACGTTCCTGAAGACGTTGCAATTAAATAACTGGTGTCATTATTTGGTGGACGCTCGTTGATTGCATTTGCATCGGTTGTTGCGCCCGAAGAAGTCATATCTGTATAAAATCCAGAACTAGATGGTACAAAGCTCGTCATGAAAAAATTACCGGTTCCAATTGGTCCATTAAATGTTGAACCGGTAGTATTTAATATTAAAATATCATCTACCAAAATTACGTTTCCATCCGTATCGTGCCCGAATGCACCAACTGCTGCATTAGCTATATTATTACCATTCGTATTTATATTACTGGCAGAAAATAATAAATTTCCATTATTTTTTATTTGTACACTTCCACTAGTAAGATTAGTAGTACTAATAACTGAGCGTATTTCAAGAAAATTCCATGCATTAAATGGAATTGCAGCACTTGACGAAAATACAGTTGTAACATTATTATCTACAAGAATTTGGGTAGAGGTAAACCGAATATTCATAAGTCCTTGGCTAGTATTATTCCAGAATCGTAAATATGGTGCTCCACCAGGTATGTAAACCGCCACATATGTAATAGTTTCTCGGTGAGTGTTGCTGAATTGTGCATGAAAATCAGTATTTGAATACTGATCGTGCGCAAAAAATATTGATCCAGACGGTCTACCGGTTATACCAGCGTAATTTCTGGTTAAGGAATTGCCATTAGTACTCATCCCAACTTTCGTTAAATAAAATGCACTGGTTGTTCCATATCCATCAAATGGTTCGTGAAATAGTAAACTCATAATAATTTCCGTTATAAAATTGTATATTTAATTTGTGTATGTCATCTAACGTCAACTAATAACTTCATATAAATTATCCCACTAGTTTAAAACCAACTTGTGAATTCACTGCATCTTGCAACGATCCCCATGCGGCGGATGTATTTGGGTTTGTATCAAACACATAACTATTCCATGTATAATTATTTGTTATTGATTGCGATGGCGAATATGCAACTGTGCTTCCACTTTTAACAGCAAGTGCTAAGTCACGTACCCCTGCATCATCTTTTCTTACGTATGCATTTACACCAACCCCATATATATACGTAGATGTCCCAGTATATCCGAACATTCTATATAAATCCATGCTACCTGACGCAGATGCGGATACGTATGTAAGATCTCCGTCAGGAAGATTTCCATCATCAAGCATAAGTGCAGAATTTAAGGACGATGACAATGGTTTGAAATCTACTTGATCACCTGATTGACTTGGGTTTAATGATACAATTCGTATATCACCCAAGAATGTATTAGTTCTGGGATTACTTCCTTGTGAATTACAGATATACCAATCACTTGCACTGATTAATCCCGAATAATAACCAAGTCCGTTGTGTCGGGTTCTACCAACCAAAATATCAGTTACTAATGGAATTGCAGTATTTTGTGTATCCACATTAGAAGCACTTATTACAGTGGACCCGTTTAGTCTAACTTCGCAACTTCCACTAGTATTACTGATGACCGCACCCATTTCAATATAATACCAATTAGACGTTGCAAACCCCGGTATTCCATATGTTCCTAATACTGCTCCACCACCGTTACGAAGATTTAATTCTGATACATTTATAGTTAAGTCTAATTGTATAGTTCCCGCTTGTCTAAACTGAAACAAACTAAAACTATTTGCTGCAGAAGTATCTTGCATTTTAAATGCTATTCCAGAATATACAGTACCCGACCCCGTGATAGCATATATAACATATGCTGGGTCCAATTGCGTCCAGTTATCAGTATCGGGCGGCATAATAATTCCGCTTGAGTATACAGGAAACCGCGAACCCGATACTGTTATTCCTGCAGCAGTAAATCCAGAAAATTTCGTAGTAGCAAGTGCAGTAGTTAACCCATAAAAATTTTCGGCAAGTAAAATCATATATACATTCCGTGAGTAAAGAAAACAAATGTTATTGTGGTCGTAAAACTTCCAACGTTAAATTTAATCGTTGAATGGTACTACTTTCTGACACATAAAATTTTAATGTATCATTTTTATTGATATTAGTAGTCCATCCAGTAAGTGTAGATGATGTATTTTTCATATTTGCTGAAATATTTGGTTTTGCTGACCCAACAATACTGCCGGCGGATGTTGGTGGATATAATGCATAAGTAGATTTCCAAATTTCAACTGTTGCGCTACCAGATCTATCAGCAAGTAATGCCCATGCCTGTATAGTACAATTAAATGGTATTAGCATTTCTGCTTTTTCGCCGATTGTAATTGCACCACCACCGTCGTCAATTACTACACCGATAGTAGATGTACGTAAGTTGGCAGGTACATTGTAATAAGACGCAGTTACTGCATATGAACTAGATATTGCATAATTTGCATTATCAACTTCTATACTACCACTTTCAAGAGATTCACCGGATGCATCAACCCATTGATAGCTATCACCATCTGCATAATAAATTTTCAGTTGTCCTTCTTCTGAATTCCACCACAAATCTCCGATGGCGGGATCAAGCGGTGGAATGGTATCTATTACTACGGACGTACCTCCTGTGGAAACTGCCAACTGCGAACCCGTAAAATACGTAGGTAACGATAACGTTGATACCCCAACGGAATTATTATTAATATCTAAATAATCCGCCTTAAACGTTAAAATCTTTTGTCGGTAGTTAACGGTTGGTATTAATACATCCACTTCGTCGGGACTAAAAAATGGTTCCGTTGCAGTTTTTAGTGAAACATTTGCGAGACTCCACATACCACCATATACAACAAATCGTATACCCACCGAAGTAGATTCTTTGATGTTTGGTATAAAGTTAATCTGTGTGTTTTCAAAGTTTTGCTTGGTAAACCCAGAGTTAGGTGTTAATACTCCAATTAGTTGTCCACGAGTGTCCGCATTTAATATCCGTGACCCGACAGTTTCTTGAGAAACTAAATATACTTCCATTGAATAGTCGGATTGCACTAACTCAATCGAGGAAGAATACCGATTTACTATAGCATCCAACGTCAGTGTATATTCGCTGTTTGGAAATAACGTAATATAATTTAAAGACCGATTTCCAACAAAATAAGATACATCGTTTACATATTTATTACTTACTATTGGTGGCGTCACGTTTATTGCATTCAATAAATCTGAATGCGATGACGTGATTGCACGTGTGATCAATGAGGACGAATTATAATATGCAGGTAACATTGGGTCAATTTGATTCTTCTGCAACGACATGGTTGCCGTGTACCAATAATTGCTAATGACCAAGTTACTATCAAACTTACCAGTTTCTACCACAGTACTGGCGCTGTCCACCGTGAATAGTTCATTCACTTCTGTTTTTATATCGCCTAATACGATATATTCACCTGGCTCGGACGTTGGTTTATATGAAAGTCTAACCTTGCGAATTTCGCCGGACAATGTACTCAAATTTACAATACGAATTTTTGCATACGAAATTGAATAACCTTTATTAAACGTTTCCAATTTATCGTATTCCAACGACAGTGATCCAGATGCTAAGACCGTGCCCAGTGAATCCAATTCAGTACTATAAATTTGACTGCTACTGAAAAATCCATTTAGTATTAATGTTTTATTTTGTGTGTATAGTAGAGAGCCCTTGCTTTCTGCCAATTGCTCATTAAAAATTCGGGTGACGGGTAAACTAACATTTAAACTTTCGGTGGTAGTTGAATTAACATACGTCAACGACCCCGTTATTACACCTGAAGCGTAATCAGATATAAATTTAGATTGTGTAGTCGGCCCAGTAACTTTTAATAGATACCCATTGGGAAATACGTTTGCGTATATTGGTTCAAATTTAATATCAAGCGGTACTTGAATTCGTTGTGTGAATGCAGACGAACTTGGTTCTAGATAAAATTTTTCTTCAACAAGCAGAGTCGGTGATTTAACAAACCGAATGGGTGTTTTATTTTCAACTCGCGGAGAAATAATAACATCCGTGGTCCAACGAACATTGAATTTATTTCTCCATTCAGCTGGAATGGGCGTTCCGTTTTGATAAAAATCTGCACACCCCAATACAACAATTTTACCAGGACCAATTGGCGTGTCACTATAAACTTCCACTTGAACAAGCCGAGAATTACCTTCAATGAACTGTGGAACTGGTGCGCTGTATACAGTTTTTCCGTCCTTATTTAGAATTTCTACTAAAATCTTTGAGTTCGGTCTTAGTACGCCAGCACCGGCAATAAGAAATGCGTTGCGACCACCGTAAAAATAGCCATCAAACTGGCTAATCTTAAAGTAGTCGGAACGCACCCCTTGGTCTTCTATTAATACATCGTATTTATATAAATTTAATGCTAATGTGGACTTTCTAGTTCTTGCCATCCATTCTCTCTATTATACCGAGATTTGCGAATACCCATCTTCCTTTCGGATTTCTATGAGACTATCCACCATATCTCGTGCAGTATCTAAGTGACTTACTATAAGTATGAAGTCAAACTGCGTTTTAAGTAAATTAAACAAGGTTTGCATAGAATGCATATGCTCTGCATCAAGAACACCGAACCCCTCATCAATAATTAACATATTAGACTTTGGAAGGTTACTTGCGTTCAATAGTGCCACCCGAATCGCCAAACTACTAACGAACCGTTCCATTCCCGAACTGTTCTCTAATGGCCAGATTCTATCAAAATCATAGTTTAATTTACCATTAATATTTTTCCCGTCAACTTCCAACGATACTGTAAAATCCACGATCTGTGATAGTATACCATTAATTTCTGCTTCCATGTTAGGAATTGCCTTGCTCATCAGTTCATATGGGATACCGTCCCGACCCACTGCTAGCATATAATGATTGTATGCTTCATACGTGAGTTCCAGTTCTTCGGCTTCCTTCAACTTATTCAGCAGTTCTTGCTTCTTTGATTCCAATACACTAATATTGCCGTGCGATGTCCGAAGTTTTTGTTCAACGGTTTGCATCATCTTTTTATTCGTGGTAATCTTTTCTTGAATTTGTGCAATATCAATATCAATTGCTTGATTATGTAGAATATTTTCTTCGTTGGTTTTATAAATAAGAATTTCATTCTCAATATTAGGAATAGAAATTTCTATTTTTTCAAGAACGACCTTACAACTTGCCAACACGGTTTTTGACTTTTCTACGTCAAAACCACATGATTCAATTTCTTTCTGGGCAACCAGTGCTTCCTCATATATTTCCTTATCCATTTCCAAAGGTTTCATCTTATCAATAATCTGTGTAATGGAATCTTCTTGGATTAATCGTTTTGCATTTAACTCGTCCAGTTCATTATTTACTGCTGCCAAATCTTCAATAACCGATGCATTGTTGGTGACGCACACATCACAATTTAAGTTATATTTGTAACTTGATAGTTTATTCTTAAATTTTGTTTTTTCATCAATTTTAGTATTCACAACACGAAGAGCACTATTTCCCTTTACCAAAATGTCATTTAACTTATTCCAGTTAGCTACTGATTCTTTAAGAGCACCCATATCATATTGCTCAAAGTCACTTAACGCATCAGTTAAATTCATTTCACTATCAGTCAATGCATATTGTGCAATTGCTACGTCTTCTTGTGCCTTCTTACGATTGGTTGTTGCATTAGTTAATGCCTTGGTTAAGTCATCAAGATTACCAGACGTTGGTGGAACGGGACGTTTTAATTCTTGTGTAGAAATTAATACATCATCAAGTAACTCACGACTTTCCTTAAGTTCCATGTGTTCTACTTCAATATGAGAAACTTCGTCCTGCGCTGCGTTCAGTTGATTGTGAGTAGATGCAATATTATCAGTGACATCCGACTTCTTAAATCGTTTGAGAACTCCCGTAATTTCTTTTGCTTCACCGTGTGCTGCATCAAACAACTTATCAAAGATATTCAATCCCATGAACTGAATGAGTAAATCTTTCCGTTCGGAATGGGACTTGTCAATAAAGAGGGCATTACTATTCTGACTACTCAGTGCCGTCATGATGAAATCTTCATAAGTACCGACATAAGACCGAATATTTGCGTTCGTATCTCGGCGATCTTCGCCATTTAAATTAAGAATGTCCCCAGTGTCCAACACCTTCCAGAAGGAAGCGTCAACCTTGACATCGCCATTCTTTTTACGAGTACCAATTCTTTTAATTCCAAAGATTTCATTATTGATTTCAAACGTCAATTCACATTCAAAACTGTCCTTTCTATTATTGATGATGTGATCACCCTTGAATGCACGCGGAGTCTTGTCATAGAGACAAAACATGATTGCATCCATAATAGAACTCTTACCACTTGCGTTTGCTGCAAAGATTCCATACACACCCTTCATATTACTAAAATCTATTTCGTTGTTTTCTCCGTATGAAAACATATTAGAAAACTTAAACTTCAGTGGACGCCAGTGAATATTTCTAGATTGATCGTCATTAATAATTTTATTATTAAGGTCTTTATTGATCGTTTCAATTGCCGTTAACACATCCGTGCCCAACGAAGAGTGATTACGGAACAACCAATCTGAAATCAATGTATTTTGCAATGATACATCCGTTAAGTTCAACGTGTCATGTACATGAGTAGATGTATTTGCATTGACGAATTTACCGGAACGATTTTTATTTACTGACATTTCAATAATATTATACTTGTTTCGTATAGTCGTCACAAGTTTCTTGACTTCTGTATTATCCAAGTCTCCCGTAAATAATCGCACACGGGCATTGGTTGGCATATATGACGGATATGTAATATTTCCGTTAACAACCTCTAATGTTACATATCCATAATCATTATGAAGGGGGACAAATTCAAATGTGTGTGACTGCACATCCCACAAACACCATCCGTGGTTATCAAGACTTTCCCCGTGGTTTTGCTGGATAAGAGATGACGCATAGACAATTACTGGATTGCTATCTTGGAGCACTTGATGCTTGTGAATGTCACCTAACAACACCATGTCAAATTCGTCAAACGTGGCTACGTGTACGTGTCTATTTGTAATCGTGAATCCCGCATCGGTCGTTGAACCGTGAACAGGTCCGTGATACAATGCAATTCTATGTGAAGAATCACATTCGTCTGCACGTGGCCATTCTGTTGCCTCATCAAGAATAGACATGACTGCAAAGTCGGTGTCTGCCACCGTAATAATAGCAGAGTTCTTAATATAATAAAGATTTGGATGTTGTAAACTATTCACGATTGGAGTAAGACTATCCAATCTGTTTGTATTGGCAAGATTACAATCGTGGTTTCCTGCGATTAAAATTGTTGGGGCAATGTCGGCAATACTTACCAGAAACTTGGAAGTAACTTCCACCATTTCTGGAGACATATCCGTCTTTGCATGCACGATATCTCCTGCCAATACAATGACAAAATTTTCAAGCTTCTTTGCACGAATGTCTGCATACAATGTCTTAAACGCTGCTTCATATTCTTCATGCCGACGAAACAACCGAATGTGAATATCGGCAATGTGAACAATAGATTCTAATTTAGTAAACGGAACATTTATTTTCATAATACCTTCTTAGTAAGTAACCATCCTGCAAACAATCCCATTGAAATACCTTTGGGGTCTAACCAAACTGCATCGTAACTTTTACAAAAATCTTTCCACGCCATACCCGCCTTTATTGGCGATATCAGTTCATTAGGGTCTATTAGGTCTAACAATTCTTCAATATCAATAATATCAACCGCGGACCCTTTTGCTATAAGTTCTATTTCTTCCTTGCGTGTCATACGGTAGATAACCTCTGTCCAATAAATTCTTTAAACGTGGTACTACGAGAATTACTAATTTCTTCCCATGCAGTTTCAAATCCCATTTCCGACGCGTCTTTACCGCGGGTTAAAACCACACGTACATCTATTTCATATTGACGTAATCGTTGTTCAAGTTTTAACGCGTCGGGTCTGGCATCTTCGTCAAGAAAAATAATTATATTGGATACTTTTTCTTCTAAGATTTTTTGCTCAAGTGATGCCGGTAACGTTTTACCAAGTAACGGTATAGCATTGCGGCGAAGTGTGATAGCATCAAACATACCCTCACATAAAATTATTTGCTCACTCCAATCTACCATGTTTTCAAAACAGATAACATTTTTTGATACTGGAGGATTCTTATATTTCATTCCTTCTTCGTAAAAGAGTCGGGCCGTGAAGTAATTGAGCTGGTTGTCTCTATCATATGAAGGAAGTATAATTCTATTAGCGTACGGACCTTCTGTGCAAAACCCCATGCGGTATCGTAAAATGTCATTTGATGTAATTCCCCGATGTTTAAGATAACTAATTGCGTGATAATATGAGTAATTTTTTTCTACTTTCCACAATGGTTTATACTCGGGTGGAAGCCGAAGTGCTACTTCTGCGGTGGTGGTCTTAAACTTATGAAGATCAACGTCCCCGAATTCATTTCTAAATTTGTTTAAAAGATCTTTAGAGATATTGAGTTTCTTTAATAACCAAATAATATGACCACCCTTACTACCGCATATCCAGCATTTCCATTTATTACTTAATATATTAATAGATAATTTCTTTTTGTGCGTATGACAAAAAGGACAAGCAAATAAATACTCGTCCTTTTGTTGGGTGTAATTACCTAATATTTCTTGTAGAAGTGTAAGTATAGTCATACTTACAATCTAACATCAAACACCACCTTTGTCAACTGGTATAGCTTTTGTTGTTAACTCAAAAAAATGTTCTACGTCCATTACTACATATGTTTTACTACGATTTCTTTTAAAGAATAGCAATGGTTGGGTACCATCTTTAACATTTTTTTCTGCCTGTTCCAACGAGGCCCAGACGTTTAATTTTTCTTGGTTTTTACACTCAGGAGAATACGGAAACACTTTCCGTGCAGCAGGAGATAGTTTAATATCAGTCCCCGAGTCACCCATGAGCGTAGATACTACGTCATCTGGTTCTAGCTGTGGAAAGTGTTCCAGTATTAAGTCCCGTACAGCGTTTTGTAAACGCTTGCCCTTATTTTTGGCCGAACGAGTTTTCATATAACCTCTTTAATTATTTAATTAACCGTTTAATCCCGCGGGCGATGGTCCGGCGGCTGAGCCATTTACTCTACCCTTTGATAACTGTGGTAGTTTACCAGCAAACGTACTATCTTCTTTTAACCAATTATATTTTTGAAGTAGCGTACTTGCATTACGTGTATCGCTAACCGTTGTGAAACGATTGTTTGATAAGTACGTATCACCTTTTACAACACCCTTGTCCAACCAACGACTCAATGAATACGTATTGTCAGGACTTCCAGGCACTTTACCGCCACCGCCGTAACGGAATGCACCTTCTACATTTCGCTTAAATTCCGTTTGCACTTGGTCAGGCGCCGAGGTAGATCCGGCTGACCACGAATTACGTGCTTCACCATCCAAAAAGTTCACACCATCCTTTGCACCGACTTCAGCAGCTTGTAGACTACGTACGCGTCCAACGTACGTGTTTGCACCTGCCCCGTTGTATCTTTCTTCCAATGTCATATTATTCTCCGTAATTAGGTATCAAACCTAATAATAAATATCTGGTTAATATCAAAAGTACGTTGTATTGGGTTTGCAAATTTTGCAACTGCCAGTAATTCATACTTATCATTATATAACCCAACCGATGTTACATACGGTTTTATTATTCTAGACGACATCAAATTGTATAAACTATATATATTACTACCACTTATTGGTTTTATATTCTCTCGTATCAGTGATGCCGTTATTTCCCCAGTAGCTTGATATGAGGCGTTCATAGATGGATTAAACACGGACATATTATAATCGGTGGGTTTTAATGTAACTATTGCTTCATGACGATAGTATTTGACATCACTTTCGTAATCTACATACAGTACTGACCCACTTATTAACTTCATTCCCTGCAATCCGATATTCGTGCTAACCGAACCGGTATCATGTTTAATAACTGCTATCCCTTTAGAATAGAATATATTTCCCACAAACGTACCTGTGCCCGATTGACTCACGTAGAGATTCCCTACCGAGTCGTCCAAGACGACCTTTCCTGCCTCATCTATAGTTAACGAAAAACTACCTGGACGTATTCTATCGCCATAAAATGTTTGACTAACACTTACCACAAATAAATCGTCAGGCAATCCGCTCATACTAGACGTGCTAAATTCGCCATTACTATAAAAATATCCTCTGTCATAAAACAAATGTTTTATGGATCTATGTAAAGAATATTCAAGAAATCCGGTATCCTCGTTTTCTGCCCCAACGGTGTATCTATCGGACGAATCGTAATACGAATTTAGACTTGCACGATTTACAACAACTGCACCTTGTAAATAATCAGGAGAAGTTATTTCCATGCCGTACGACGAAGACACCATTTCCCATGACATGGGAGCCGAATTGTATACGTCTTGTACGGAGTAATCTTTTTTTCCAACAGTCCCGAACATTTTCATATTTTATTTCCCAATAAATAACTGACCACTTCCCATATACATAGTATACAAGTTGTGGTCAGTTAATTTTTATGGCTTAGTTACCAATTAGAAATCAAGACGAACCCTCAATAAAACTTCCTCGTCAAAACTCTTTGGCACAGGCTTGCTTAATTTTGCAACTGCCAACAATTCGTTTTCTTGATTGTACAAACCAACAGTTGTTATGTATACTTTTGGACTATTTTTAAAGTCTGCATAAATTAACGCACCCGTATCTGGGTTATAGAATGTCGGATTGTTTGAATAGTTGTACTGTTTATTTCTCAACCGAACGAAATAATGGGTTGATGAGATAGTTTCTGCTGAACGTGCTTTGAATGCCCGTCCGCCCTTTGTTGCCAAATTAAGAGAGATAAATAATCCTGCGTGGTTAAACGCAGACTTTTCAGCTCCATACGTAATATTTGATGAGTGCGTAACTGGCGCCATTGGACGGATAGCAATAATTTTATTAGCCGAGAAAATATTACTATCATAAAATGGAGTGGCCAGTTCTATAGTATTCGGACCAACCGTATTTCCCGATGTATTAGCATATAATCCTACGTCACTACAAACTGCATTTGGGTTTAATACAATCAGTCCAAGATCTGGGTATGCAATCCCGAATCCAGATCCACTAAACGCAGTGGAACTCGTGGCCGAACCAGCAGTACCGTCTAATGCACCGGAAATAATTGCAAATGCTCTTCCGGCCTTGGTAGTTGACGTAAGTGTTGCAGATAAACGAGCCTCCCCACTGTTGTCAATATATGTACGAATTCCGTTTGCGCCAGACAATGGAAGTTCCCAATTACCTGGGTCCAGTTGTTCACGCATTCTTGCTCGTTGAATATTGATGACATAGATGTGGTCGGATTCTACACCATTGAACGTAAACTTAGTATCACTTGGATCAAGTAGTAAGTTTCTATATTGACTATAGATTGCCTTTGATGCAAGTGTGGATACTTGATTTTCTGCTAAACTGGGCGATCCACCGCCGTTAATGTGTCCGTATGCAATTGAAAACTGTACTTCTGCGGTAGCAGACGATTCACTTGGATTCAAATTATATACGTCAAAATAATACTCTTTACTGAACGGAATCTGATTTTGTGTGTCAATATATAATTCAGATGTTAATGACCCCGTATCACTTGACCACATCCCAGTTGTAATAACTGTTGGATAGGCCTTTACGATATCATCCGGTGAAAATGTAGTATAAATACTCATATGGATTTCCTATTAGGTAATAGTTGCTGGATTGATTGTCACTGGGATAGTGATTGTTGCTCCCGTCTGATTTCCAATGATTACCAACTGTGTTTCAGTCCGTTGAGTTACGTCACGTGGTCTAATGGTAAAGTCTAGTCCTCTTACAACCACTGCATTGGTCATTGGGATGTCACCAAAGAATACAGGAACCGTACTTGTTCCAGGTACCGGAGTACTACTTAGTACCGCGGCTTCTCCATCGTACAATATTGCAGTGTATCCAAACGTCGGACCATTCAATGTACCGTCACTGGTCGTTGGCTTAATGTTAAACGATGGGTTTGCAGTTGAACTGTATGTGAGTGTAATAGCCGCAGTTCCCACTTGAATTGTCGGAATTGCGTTTGTACCTCTGTCAAGCGTTACCAATTTATATCTCAAATTCTGAGTTTCGTCTGGTGAAGCTTCAACAATTGGCATACGTTCAATTGCACTACCATAATATGCAGTTCCAAGTGGATGTGCAGTATCATACAATCCGTAGTCAATTTCATCATCTGCGACTGCAAACTGTGTGACGTTAAAGGCCGACCGACCCATTGCCAATAACTCTCTGCCCTTTTTGGTTAAAATAGCATCCACGGTAATTTCATTTCCCGTTAAATATCCCATACGTATCAACTCCGATTATAAGAGGTCTAATATAAATATATAGTGTTACAATTTAAGTAACATTTAATTGTCCACCGCCGCCCGTAATTATTTCTTCATTGGTTTGCGTGGAAGCGACAACCAGATCAGTTCCTTCACTCAAGAATACTTGAATTGGCGGGAGTCCGTCAATTGTAGTATTTATGGTATTTTTACAACCCAAATAGTTTCTTCGTTTTGTTGCAGTTGTATTACTTCTAAAATACCTATAATGCTTTCTAAGATATCCCCACGGAACTCTGCGTTGGATTTGAATTGCAAAATAATACATTGATATAACGAATCCAATTTTCTCTACAGGCGTTAAATTATTTATAGTGTAATATAAACGACCTTCCAGTGGCAAAGAATCTGATATTAACGTTACTATAGGATCAACGACCTGTGCTATATTTGGTGTATCTATCGTAACATCTATGAGCACCCCGTCATTGATATCGGGCGCTTGATTTAATCCACGGTTGACATCCGCATCTCTGGCTTCCGACGATCTATACAGTCGTATTCTAATCCCCGACGTATTTGCCTGTACTGCTAGTAATGCCGCTATATTTTGAACGATGAAATCGCCCTTGACGAAATAATTTGCGGATATATTCTCTATGTTATAATTATCAACGAATCTGTTTGGAAAATCAATTGCGGAATCAAGTGCAACATTCGTAAGTTTATAATTTGTTAATACCGGATCTGGAATGGTGTACGTGTCAAATACCACCCGCCGTGGTTGATAATCAATTTCCGGTATAAATCGTATCAGTTCCCAGTTATTTCTATCTAACGACGGCGGCGTGAACGACGGAACACTGCCTGAATAGTATCTAACGTCTTCGTCAGGTTTAACGTATGCGGGGCGTGTGGTAAATGCATAGTATTTTTTATTACCGGCACGTGAAGCTATAACGGTTTCTTGCCGCAAACTACCCGTGTCGCTTGGTAAAACGTCTTGTAATACTACATCATAAATATTGTAGGATGTACCAAACGACCACGTAGTGATACCTTCAAAATATTGTTCTTCATAATTCCATGCTTGATTTAATGGACGAATGTATGCAAGTTTCTTATTGACTATAGGAAACTTATATACCCCCTCTGGATGGTTGAAAAATGTGTATACACCCATATCTCTAAAATCTGCGGTGGGTGGTATGTCGTATACCGCAGGTAGATATATACTTCTCGTGCCACCATAACGAGCCTTTTCAATTTCTAACGCCAATAGTTTTCTTGGATAAATTCTGTCAAACGGTTCCGCACCAGGTGATCCATTGTGCTTGTCGTTATACGGAATTTTATTCATTTCATAAAAATTTTGGTCAATCGTAGCAGTTATTGTATTATAATCAGTTGCTATAATAATGTTATCTGCGGTATTGAGTGTGCCCTCTATTTGTGAAATATCACCACTAAGTACGTCAGTTGTCATGCCAATTGATGATGTAAGCAGTGACGTTGTACCAGTGATTTGTAGTGTACGATCAATCTCGGTTTCTAATAACGTGTAGGTTCCAATCGTTTCTGGTTGCGGTTCTACCAAACCAGATACCGTATATGTAGCGCTGTAGTCTGGATTACTACCCGTGAGGGAACCTGCTGCGCGCAATGTTCTTCTTGATTTATTACCGTATAACCGCGTATCTTTTACAAGAGGAATTCTTGTTTGTTCAAGTATAGATTGTTCAATGATAATCCCCTTCAACACAGAGGCACGTGATGGTATAAAATAATCTACCACTTGATCCATTACCGACGAAACTTCCGATAAAATTCGGATATATTGATTCATATCCACGTCTACATAATAGTATCTATTATAGTATTTCCGCAGAGATTCTAATGATCGTCCAAAATTCTTATAAAGAGTTGTTGGAACTCCAAGCGCAGTATTGATATTTTCTATACCAAAATTACGAATTATATTTTGATTTATAATTTCAGTGGGGGAATTGGCCAAAACTATTTTATTTCGTCCTCTAGCAATCTTTTTATCGTGTGGACGGAACACGCTCTTTGTTTTATGAAGTCTCTTTACTCCATTCTTATCGGAGAAATTGGTAGGATGATCTACTAATTTAATTTTATTAGAAACATATGATGTCACGCCAATTGTAGGAACTAACTGACGAATCGTTCTATTAAATCTTGCAATACTCCCCGTAGAAACATTTGATGCTGAGATGTATCGTAATTCCACCGATGAGGATGGCGCTTCATTTAATAGGAGTGAACCGGTTGCAAGAGAACCTGTATCAATTTTGTTGAATGATAACTGTACGAGTAGGTTATCTACCGCCGATGTATATGTGTCGCCTGCATTGGATCCTGGGTCAAATGCCGTATTGATTATGACTTCATCGGAGAGTAGGTCGTCCCACAGTCGTATTTCGTCTATAGTTCCTACGAACGACGAACTACCAAAAAACGATCCACTTCCACCAATATACAACTCATTCGTATTTTGCCAGTCGGCGTTGAATGAAGCAGATTCAGTTGCAAACGAATCAAAGAATATATCCGACTCTTCTGTTTTTACAATTCGGAGACTAGACTCTTCCGTACTAGATCTTATTGCAACACTAAATAACTCATTATTAAATATTTCTTCGTACCCCGTCGTCATCACGGTGCCACCAAGATTATCAAATAGTACTACTTTTCCAATTGCAGGGATCGTCGGATGTGGGATTGCCGCAAGTTCCCAGCCAAGATCACTATTAACAATTGTGGTAAACTTATTATTATCTAATGCCACGTGCATCTGCAACGTCTTTGCGCCCGTTGCCATAGGAATTGTTATATATGGCGAAACAGAACTACTTTGCGCAATCGTCGTCTCACCAAAATATATTCCGTTTGAATACTCATCAAATATACGGAATGACCCAGATGTTGCAATTCCCGTTTCTTTAGCTGAGATCAGTGAATTGTTAAATCCAAGAACTTTAATTAATGTTAGTAGTGATGTTCGTGATCCTTTTGATTTTGCAAAAAACGGAAGATTGTGTAGTAATCTTTTATAGATTTCTGCCGTAAGATCTCGGCGAGGTTCGTCTGCTTCCGTACCAAGTATGTTATCCGCTAGATTATAGATAGAGTTAATAGTCGGCATCGTGAACCCAACGGATTCAGCAATTTCATTAATTAAATCCTTTGACAATCCAGTATTCGGGTCTAGTCCACGGTCATATATGTACGGGAAATGATCCACATATGGTTTTAGCGTGTCAAAGAAATGTCCAATCATTGTAACAAATGTTATATACGAAGAGTTTTCTTCGTGCTCTCGCACATGTGTTGGAATCGTATTAACTAAATTATTTTCGTTGAATTCATCGTACCGTTGCCCAATCTCAATTTGCGTAGTATACCATTCTTCGGCAACTTCACTATACACAGGTGCTATACTATTCCCTATCTTCGGCCAGTATGATGACGAATTAAACTCCGTTGCATTATCTGCATACCACGCAGATGCCGTATATTGCGAGTTTGCTCCCGATGTAAAATATAAATGTTGCTCATACCGATCAAACGAACGAATGATATCTTCCTTTTCCTTTGCATATTGAGCACTTTTATCTTGAATAAATACTGCGGCAGCAGAGGAAGTTTGCATTGAATACACCGATGACGATAAAAATTGTTGTCGGTTATATTCGGTAGTTTCTATAAGTTTTAGTTTTTCACGGAATGCCGATACCCGCATAGCAGCAGATCCATAAAATACAAATTTATTATAATCGGTAAAATCTAGATTTAGTTCTGCTGACTTGAAATCGTACGAGTACCATCGTCTAAAGATTTGATCCTCAAACGTTCTATTTTTGTAGATGTCTTCTGAACCAACTGAACCAGTTTGTAGAGATAATAAATTCAGTGTAACATTATTTAGTACTTTACCTAAATTCAAGTCAGTGTTTACTGCTAAATTTTTCGGCCGGAGGTATGGTGTTTCGTCTATTGCCGGTGCAAATCTTACTCTAATTTTATCAATTAAAGTTTTTGCAACTTCTCTACTTAAAAATACAGACGTTTGTGGCTCTATTTCTTCGGGAACCGGTTGAAGTAATTTCAATTGAATCGTCTGTACGCCGTTTATATCCGGTGCACCATATCTATACGCCAGTGCCACGGTTTGTTTATCTTCACCGTAGTTTAATAACGTTTTCAGCTCTCGTTCTTCATCAACGTAATTGGTTAGTATAGAACTTAAAAATGCATACGATGCACTGATTAAGGGCTCTGAGATATTTACATCAATTAAGTTTGTTTTAACTTCAAACGGATAGTTTAATGTTATATTTTGTTCTTGGGTAGAGACAGGAAGTACTCTTATGTTTATGGGATAATTAAGTCCGATTTTTATTGGTTCGGAGTTATAATTAACATTACCTGCAACTGGATTTAATGGTATTGTGTCGTACTGAACGGGCTGTAATTCTGAGGGATTGACAGCTAAGTATGTTCCATCCAATACACCGCCGCCTTCGGTACGGACGACTCCTGCCCTATATGCAGCTGCTGTTGCTGGGTAGCCAACTTCGTCCACCCACACATATCCGCCATCTGCTCTGGCTATTCTAACGTATTTATCCGGTATGTTATTTCCCACCTCAAAGGCAACGGCTTCTTGTAAGGATATACGTCGGTATCTACGATTATTATAAAAAATTTCGTCGTCTGCCATATTATTCTATTCTCACGCTGCGTGGAAAATACAGTGGTTGATACTTCTGCGTTATTGGATTTTTAGTTACGAGTTTTCCGTTTACTAAATTTCTGGCAGTTATAGATATGTCCGTAAATACTTCTCTACTAAACCCCAAATCCATCAAGGAATTATTTAATAAAATATCAATTTTTACATTTTCCATCGGTTTCAATATTTTAGTAACTTCTCTACTGTCAATTCCTGTGTCACGGGTTGGTACATCTACCCCAAAATTCAAATAAAACACAAGATGCGAATACGTTAATTTTAATTCTATATCAGCATTACTTGTTATATTTTTTATGTTCAATGTTTTGATATACAAATCAGTTGATCCCAACTTATACTGTATTTGCGTTGGGGAAAAACTTGGAGTTAAATCATACGTTATCATATCTGCTATATTTACCACCTCAACCTGATTGGTGGTAGATAATTTGTACGGGGTATATTGTTCTAAATACGGAATTTGACCAGTGGTAGAATTTTTTATTGGCATATTTAAATTTCCGTTATATTAACATTTAGTTTAACAACAGAATCTCCGTCACCCAACTTATCATACAATGGCGGCGTTACGTTTAAAGTAAATGTAGTTGAATTTCTAGCGTCTACTACAAACTTAGGCGGGTTTATAAAAACTTCAGAGTTTGTTTCAAACGAAATTTCAAACGTGGTTGCATAAGAAGGATTTACTGCTTTTATAGACACCGCCATTGGATATTGATCTGATCCTCGTTGATACACAAAGTTAAGTGCTGTGCGTAGATCAGGCTCAAAACTTACCAGTGTGACAGGTTCCCAACAAACCCCACCACCGGAATACTTGCTACTTTTATAATTGGCGGGAATTGGTTGTGGTTTTGAACTTCCATCGACACAGTTTCTCCATAATACTGGCTCGGGTACCACCTGCGGAGGTACTATAGGAGCAGGTGCTATAGGAGCAGGTACTATAGGAGCAGGTACTATAGGAGCAGGTGCTATAGGAGCAGGTGTTGATACACCGGACGACGGTGGACAGAGCCTACTATTTGGTGAAGGGATTTGTATGCAACCGTCATATAATATTGCCGTAGTTCCTTGACATTCTATGAATGCCGGCGGAAATATGGAGCTGTTACATGGCGTTGGCGTCGGACGTGGCTGCGGTGGCTGCGGTGGTGGTGGCGGTGGTGGTGGTGGTGGTGGCGGATCACCCACGCATCTACCATCATTGATTACCGTTCTTGTTCTACATGTTGTTTCCGGCGTTCCTTGCCCCGTGTAATATACAGCGTCACGTCCCGTGCACTCTATAAATGTCCCGTCCAGTGGACATTTACCATCCGGTGGTGGTTGAATGACTTCGCATTTCTGGCTGTTTTGTAAAATCCCATTTGCATAATAGAATGAGATTCCATTTACACTAAAATATCCTGTGTGTGGTTGTGTACAGGTGGGCGTACCATTAAGATCTCCATTATGTGCATGAAGAATCCCGTTACAATCTTTATTAAATTGTACCACTGTACTACTATCACACGCAGATTGGTGCGAAGTTCCAACTGCACCATGCTCAAACCGTTCACAGGTACATTCTGTTATTTTAATACAGCGCTGGTCGTTTAGTACTCGGTTGACTACACAACTTTTGCCATCTTGAGTTTTTGTACCAGTATACACAACAGCCGTTGTTCCTTCACACTGATATCCTGCTTCACATTCAATAATATCTACTATTACACAGTTTAAATCATTTAGTTGAATTCTCTCGTTACACCCATCGGAATACACACCCGCAGTTCCCTTACAACCTTTGAATTGTTCTTCCGTTGGTTCACAAATGTAACATGTGGGGTCGTTTGCAATATATTCAATTCCGCAGTTACCGTCCGCATATTTACCTGCATTTTTTGGTATGCCAGTACCATCCTCCCGAACCCCACCGACCTCAGTACATCCTAAAAACGTTCCTTTCGGCGTACATTTACACTGTGCGTTTTCGCATCCCTGTGTACAGGTGTCTATTATTCTATTTTCCGTACTACAATCAGTATTTCTAAACGTTCGTACGATATTGTTTCCCAAGCACCGTGGTTCGCCTACAAATTCTGCCGTACACGTTACGGTAGTTTCACATTTACCACCCACACACTTTTCTGCGCACGTTTCAACAGTGCGCAACTCTTCCGAGCAATCTGTTTTTCTATAGGTTTGAACTACATTAGAACCGTTGCATTCAGTTGGTCCCGTAAACCCCTCAATACACGTTTTTGGATTACATATATCGGATACTGCTGTGTAAGAAGAACATTGTCCGTATTGTAATCCATTTGAAAATTCTGCAATAGTTCCAATTGCCGTAACCAGTTCGGTACAGCGAATAAACGTGCCGACCGGTGGGCATGTTACCTCGGACTTACATTGATCCGCTGCCGCAGTGAATGTGTTACATGGTTGGCCCGGCGGTGATTCCCCTCCCGCAAATAAACCAAGTCCATTAGCATCAGTACAACGTATAAACGTTCCTTGCTGTGGGCAGGTATTTCCAGTTGGCGTAGGCGTAGGAGTTGCTACTGGTATCTGTACACATTTTGCCGTATACGTAGGAACTGCATAAAATCCTAGTCCGCCACTAAAACTCTCTACTATTTGGCAAACGTATCCAGCAGGACAGTCGTTTTCAATTATTGAACAGCCACCAGCCGTCACTACGGGAGTGGGAGTGGGCGTGGGAGTTGGATTATCACCCCCGCCACCGCCGCCACCGCCGGTGCCGTTAGTAAACTGCGACAGTTCATCTTCTTCTATTAGTGGATTAACTAGTCTGCCTAAATTAAGACGTTTCATATATTAACTTATTTGAATTCGGGAGTCTACCGTTTTACGTAGATTTTCAAGCGTATCTTTTACTGCATTCTCAATGATTGTCCGATATTCGTCTTCTTGAATTCTTTCGTCATTAACAATAACTATTTCTTCTACTATAGTTTTGTATAAATCTAGTATGAAATCGTTCAAATCTTTTTCAAATTCAGTGCGAATCCCAACTTTATCTATTCTGCCGATGGTGTTATCGTATGTTTGCCCGCCAATTTCTATATTTTGTATTACATTAACTGACGTAACTCCTTCCGTTGGGTCAGCTTGTTCAACGCCAGTTTGAAATATCTTTTCTGCTACTCCGATTGCATCCACCTTACTGAATGATTTTTCTATGAATTCCTTTGCCAATCGGTTATTTTCTACTATGGTTGGTTCATCAATAGTATTATTAAATGATAATTGAACTTCGGTTCTAGAGTCGGATATTACATCCAATCGTAGAATCTTATTATTGTACGTCCCAATTTCATCAGAAAAAAAGTTGATTACTACTCTATAATCACTGGGGATCAGTACCAAATTTTTATCTATGAATAATTTCGTAAAATCCAGACGTACATAGTTTTTGTAAGTCTTATCAGTATATTCCACCAAATGCGATTTTATTACGTCATCCGACAACTTAACTACCGTGCTTAATATTAACTGGTTGGATGGTATGGAATAAAAATGTAACTCTATGTTGTCGTCTTTATCATACGCAAAACTTGCAGGAATTTCTTCGTATAATACCAGTTCTCCAGGCACTCTAACTATTCGTGATGCTAGAAATCGTGGATCGGTATTTGTAGTTATGTCACTTCTAAAATTAATTTGATTAGGCATATATTAACCGAGTCCGAGTGGGACCGCATCTCCTGTGTCACCCACGGTCAGTATCGTAAGTTCTGTAAACTGTTTATCTATGTTATTTACTACGTCTAGATTATAACGTTCAAAATAAATTGGTACATAGTAACCTTGCGATGCAGTTGGCGCCGTATTTATACTTGGACTTATTATAATTGTAGCTCCATCATAATCCACGGGAGTGACTATTTTAAATGGATATGTATATGAAATCTCCGGTTGTAACTCTTGTAGTGACTGTGTGGTTTGTATAACACTCGGTGATACCACCCGTGTATCTATCGTAAACACATCCCCGTCCGAAGAAAAATTTTTCGTAGAAACCGTAATGATATCTTCGTTATTTTTCTTAAGATTTACCAAGTATTTTGGTACAAACGAATCCGAAAAATTACTCATTGGCATCTACTTTAAAGGTATAATTAAACTCAGGAAAAAACACTAAATTATCCGATTTAATTTTTAAGTCAATATTATAGTATCGGTTTATCTCAAACGCCGACGTGTCTAGAACGAAATATGAACCGGATACATCGCAACTAATAGTAGAATATTCATCAAAATTATATAAAACCACACCAGATACTTGATCCGTTATTCGGAAGTATGACTGCGAGGGTAGATAATATACGTTCTTGTATCGTTGTACTGCATCATATTTTTTGTCTGGGTATAAATCGCGTGTGACCAAGTATACCTTATCAATCTCTCCGCTTGTATACGCTTCCTTCAAATTTTTTGGAATGATTGAAATATTACTTCCGCGTATTGGCTTTAAACTACCTGTATTAAACTGCTGGTCTACCCATGCAATTTCTAATGTTGGGGCAAATACCGTGTGTGTATTTCCAGAAAATACCTTTATGTTTCCTTTGTTGGTGGAATCTAATTCATCAACGGTGGGGTATTTAAGTAGTAAACCATTCCACGAAAATTGATTTGACCCCGATACCACTGGAGCAATGATATTGGTTACATCTAGTCTGATATCTTCTATTGGAACTTTGGTGAAAGTATACGACGAACTGGGCGTGGTGATATAATCACTACCCGAAGTAGCCCAGTATTGCGTGTCACTTGCGTCGGTCCATGTAATTCCATCACTCGCATTTCTAACATTTTGATAAAAATAACCACTTCCTTCTATCCAACTACGAGACACTGGATATACTTCTAACTTCTGATATCGTTTTATATTGGATGCATTTGCTATACGTAAGTTTAAATAGTATTTTGCACCGGCTGGATACTGTTGTTGCGACGGAACATCAAAATAAATAAGTGCTCTGGCAGACGAAGATGCATACATTACATCACCGTCCAGTGGTTTTATAGTTTTACCAACTTCTAAAATTTCATCCAAACCGGTATTGTTTGTTGGATATCGTTGATATATTGATGCATCTTGTGTAGAAGATAGAAATGTTCGCATGGGTTATCTCAATTATTGTCTGGCATATCCAACGATATCCGTTTCTGGGTATCGTATTTCAAACACACACGGATCAAGCGACGGGTATACAATGTCGTCATCCATTGCTTCATCCATTGGATAGCGATATTCAAAATAATCACGCCCGTCTTTAAACTTATATTTATTCGTCATGATAACATCCGATACCGTTTGAACTCCTTCAACCGATCCAATGGTTAATCTTAAATCATTCATAATAATTGGTTGGTTAATTTGCCATTTTGCAATGTCAAAGAAATCTTTAATTACATCAATGCAACGAGCTACCACATCGTTCATGTTATAATTTCTATATACAACAATATGAAATTCTACTGCAATGTTAACAACGAATGCATCAATAATATTTACATCGTCGGTTAACATACGGTATTGCTCTAGATACTTTGCTAAATTTTTCTTAACTAACGTATTAAGCGGAGCCAATCTACCATCGGCATTATATCCCAATACATATAAATTAATTGAATTGGGTGCAACGGGATCGTACACATACGTTCGGTTGTTAAATGGATTGGTGTCATTATTAACCAACAATGATCCAGAATCCTGCGACTCAATTTGACTAATTTGTTCGTCACGAACCACGAATACTTTTGATATTTGTCCAAATTTTGAAGGCATTGCCAATGAACGAACCACGTAATCCTTATCGGTAACTACACGGTTTTGTGCGTTAAAGAACGCCAATGCATTTTGACGAATTTCTTCAACACTTTCTATGTCACCACCGCCTCGGGCAGGTTCTTCGTTTTTAACTGCTAAACTAGAAACCACTTGGGCAAATAAGTTTTGTTCTGCCGATGTGTAATCAGTGCCTAGATTTCCAATCAATGGACTATCTACTTGATTGATAGTATTGGACGGTACGTTAGATTCTACACCACCGCCAACCAAATATGTCACGGTTAATGTAGTATTTGCGGGTGCTAATCCGAACGTATCACTTGCAATGAAATCGGATGGATCTAAACTAACATTTGCAATACCTTGGTTGTATTTGGAATTTGCAATTTGTCCAGAATTTAAGGTTACTAAGTCATCGTCCAAATTATTAGTTCCTGACCCAAACCATAGTTCCATTTTTAAATTTGAGTTTATTCGTGTAGTAAAACGACGAGGTTTTTTTCTTAATACCGCAAGTTTTGCCGGTGGTAGTGCATTTAATTCCATTGTGTCTTGCGAAATAAATCCGTCTGAATTTCTAGTCACCACATTCCGTTCTTCAAGAATTAGATCTTGGCCGAGATAGTCCACTTCGTACCATAAATTATTTTCTGCATCGGTCACACTCACAATAGAAACAATATTTGGATCAGGTACTTCTACTTTAGAAAACTTCTGTGGTGATCCAAACGTATAGGTGATTGTTTTAAGATCAGCAGATACTAGTTTTATTGTTTTAGATACGACATACATTGTTGGAGCGTTATTAGAATCTCTTGCCAAAATTCTAATTGATCTACCGGACGCATCTGCAAAATCTACATCTTGTATAGATCTAAATGATTGAATCGGCGGCGTGTCCGTGGAGAATTTAGAATTTGACAATACCCGTAAGAAAAATCTCTTATCTGGTTCGTAGTTATTTAACGCACCCATTGCAGGAACCATTTGGTATATGGTTGCCTCTACCGTAGAAGTTGCGGTAAGTTTGGGTTTGTACCCCAATGCTTGCGATATTGCTATAACGTTTTGACGTTCTTTAGCAAATAATAATAGATTTTCTTTATATTGGTTGTCAACATAAAATGACATTACATCGCCAACGTATGCCGCCATTTCCATAAACATCATACCAGGAGATGCTTCGTTAAAATCGGTATACGTGTTTGGGTAATACGCTTTGGCAAATTCAATCAAATTTTGACGGAATTCGGAAAAGTTTTTTGATAGATAATTTACATCTTTAAAATTAGGTGTAAATTTTTTCGTGATTGATTGATTCACCGCCATTGATTATCTCCTAAAACGTCAGAATGATGGTGTCTCTGATGTTTGGGTTTTTCCTGAGTCTATATCCTACGTACAATTTAAGTCTATTATTATCCAACTCCGCAGGTTCCGCATTAAGTTCAAACTGCACAAGTTCTAAAAACGGCATCCAACGTTCTACTGCATCCACAACAGACAGTCGCGCCCCTTCAATGTTTTCAGGAGTTAACTGTTCAAATAGATAATCGTGTATCCCGCACCCAAAATCAGGTTGATGAACACGTTCCCCCTTTCGAGTAAGTATCAAATTTATAAAGTTTGACTTCACTTGTGTGAGGGTATCAAAGGATTGTTGAAAATATCCCGTATTTCCCAACTGAATTGGTAGAGTAATCCCTATAGCTTGTGCCATAAACTATCTCAAACGATCTTCATCGCCTTCATTAATTGTGAATAATCTTTGGTAACTGCGTTTATTATCGCAGGATCTACGTCACGGGGAGCATTTTCTGGCAGTGGCACTACCATATTGTTGGTTGATGCTCGTAACGTTTCTCCATCATAAGAAATACCCATTAACTCAGCCAATCTTCCACGGTCAATAGAAGGTTTTTTAGACTGTGGTGCTGGAGATTTTGTTTCAGATATCTGTTTGATCTCTGAAACCGCTTCTGCCAAGAGTGTTGGGAGAATTTTTGTAACTTCTTCTTCTACAATGGTACGAATGTACGCTTTTAATAGTTGTCTGTCCATAGTAACGACCGGTGGTCAAGGGTTATTAGTTGGTAATTTTGGCAACGATGGAATACTAGGTATCGTTGGTAACTCTGGGATTTGCGGAATTGCTGGAATATCTGATAACGACTTGGGAGGTTTCATGGGAAACGTAAAATTTTCCTTTGCCTTTTTTAAATTATCTTTACTAACTTTTTGTTTTAACTCACGTAGTTCTTTCTGAGCTTTTAGAAATGCAAGTGTTGCTAATATTTTTGGGTCCAGCACAGGTAGTTTTAAAAATAAAGATACACCCGCAGCTGCCAATGGAGCAAGTTTTGCAGCTTTATCTTTTAATTCTTCTATTTTTTTATCTTTTTCTTGTTGTAATTTCGTCTGTGCTTCACCCGTAAGTTTTTGAGCTTCAGCTTTTGCTTGCTGCTTTAACAACTCTGGGTCTTTTGTCGTGGGTAATTTTTTTAATTTTTCTGCGGCAGTATTTGCAGCAGGTGGGATTGCCGATGCAGCTGCGGTTGTAGCTGTATTTTTTATTCCACTTTTAGCTTGTTTTGTTAAATCGGTTGCGGCACTTATAGGATCTATCATATTAAACCACTCTATAATAAGGATCGGTTAATGTCCATTTATTATTTTCTACAACTGTTACTTCGCCTGCTTTAAAGTCATTTTTTTGAATTTTTGGAACTTCATTTCCTAAATTAATAAATACGTCACCGCTATTAAATGGTGCACCAGCAAACGGAAGTGGTATTTGTTGACCCGAATTTGGTTTTATAAGTTCCGAATATAATTTTACTAATCCACCAACAATTTCTGGATTGAGTACTGCTGGACCCACTGGTGTGATAACGTGTGTAAACGTAGCTATTCCAGGAGTCGGTGGGGGTACAATTGTGCCCTTGGAAGTTGTCCACGGCAACACTTGTGCCGGAACTCCCAATAATGTTATTATAAGTCTAGCCAAAAATTTTGATAAACTAGTTCCACCAACAATTGGTTCATAGTCATCTCCCGCACTTCCTAAAAACATTTTATCTGCTAATACCGAGAAATTTTTAGTAGCAACAATAGTTATGTCATTACCAGTACTTATGGTATAATCATTATCTGCAATATTGTCTATATTTCTGCTAGATAAATTTCGTATATCTATGTTTGCTGTTAAAATAATACTACTGTCAGTGTCTATTGATGTGTTTTTGAAACTGTTCAAATAAATTTCTTCTTGCGCAAATAACATGATGTGTGTTTTCTTAGAACCAAGAACTACACGGTCAGAATTTATAATGATAGATGCGCCATCGTACTGTTGCGGGGGATTTTTTAATGATCTGTACAATGATCCCGCATTGACGATGGTTGGTTCATATGGAACCACTTGATCGGAGGTCATCCAAATAGAGGATACGTCTTTGTTCACATCCTCCAATATGAGTCCGAACACTTTATCACTCGTACATGCGTTAGTTTCTACGTCTTTTGCTTGCCCCGTTCTAAATATTAGGTTCGGTGCCATTCCTTTACTACTTGGGTCAATTTGGCTTGAACCAAATCGCACAGAATGTCCCATTCTCCCCTGAATTAATACATCGCCTTCAAAATGTTTCAGCGGACGAACTCTGCTGTCAGGTTTGTAGTATCCACCAAATTCATGATCGGTTGGTGTAATTTCGTCATTACCCGACGTAATAGAAGAATTTAATTTTTTGGTACGGTTATTGAGTGAACTATTTAACTTTAACATGGAACTTTCTTGCAGTCTATGTGCAAGATTTATTTTTCTCATGTAGAAAAAGTTACCTAAAATTTTTTGTAATATAACCAACTCACCAATCAACGGCATCTCTTGTATGGTAGAGTCAAGGGGGTCTGCCCAATCCAATAATTCATCGTCTCTACCATCATGAACAGAAAAAATTCTTACTTTAATTGCACCCACATTATATCCGTCGGCGGAATATTGGGGATGGAAGTGATCCAGTATAACATCCACCACAATTGCTTCATAATTTGGGTTGGTTACTGACCGAGCAGAATCACCTGCATTGGAGGTTGCTAATAATCCTTCCGGTTTTCCTCGGTAAACATATTTGTTTCCTGATGCCATATTATGTCTTCAGTCGTTGTATAGAATGATCCAGATCATCTTGCTCAGAAATAACTGTTTCAAAGTCAGTTTTTATATTAGTTAATAACTGTAACTTCTCTTCTTCACTTAGCATATCCCCTGTAGTAGTACTTTTGGTGGATATTGATACCAATCTTTGTGCAATCTGCGCCAGTCGTACTAGATGCTCGTCATTTTTAACGTTAACATCTAAGAAATCTTTTATAACTGGTCCAAGAACTGCCGCATCTTCAGGCGTTTTTATCAGTTTAACAAAGCTAGCAATAAACTGATTAATCTGTTCTCGTTTTTTATCTGTGTTTTTATAGATATCCGAGAACAGATCAGCCAGTGTTTTTCCATCAAATAGTTCGGTGTCAAATGCCATAATAATCTTTTAACGAGGAGGTGTATCCTATATATAGTTATTTTTCTTGGTTATAGACGAAAAGCATGGATGGGTCAGAAAGATATCCAGAACGACGATATTCTTTCATCTGTTCAAGAACATGTACTTTCATCTTATTAATAACTTTCGTAATATGAACTGTTTTATTGTTGGTCATTTCACGAATCAATAGATATAGTGCTTTTTTATTAAAATTTTCTATAGAATTTGCACGTTTCATTAGTTCTACCACGGCGTTGGCAATTTCTCTATCACGTTTTTTCTTAAAAATACGGTCTAGATTAAAATCCCAGTATTGAATGAGTAACTCTACAAAATCACTGGTGTCTTTTTGTGAAGTCTCTGCATCTGGTTTGGTAGTTAATACTTCTTCTAACAGAAAAGACTCGTCGCTAGATGAATCCACGATGTGAGTTGATCGTAGTTCGTCTCGGTACGAGTTATTATTATGCAATACGAGATAATTTTTTGCAACCACTGAGAAATATGAGAACGCTTTACCTTTATTTTCCGTGAATTTATGTAAGTTCAACACTAAAAAGGACACTACTTGATTCTTAATATCTTCAAAATTTCCATCTATATACGGAAACTTAAACCGATTAATAATATTCTCGGCCAGTTTGTCTATTGATGGGTGGATTCTTTCTCTAAAGATTGTATTCCGTTCGTCTTCATCCGTGGACTTATTATATTCAACAATTGCCCGTTCCGTATCTTCGGTGAAATATACCTTACCTAACTTTGCACGTCTAATTTCTAAATCAGTTTTTTTCTTCATCTTGCTCCTTTCCATAAATAATAGGACGAAGCGTGAACAATATTTCGGCCATTTGCTGAAATACCGTCCCCACTTCGTCGTCGGATTCAAACATTTTTCGTTCGTCTAAGACTTGCATCGTATGCAGTACAAATGACAACGAAGTATAAAATTCTTCTATACTTTTTTCATAAACTTCTAGTTTTTTCAGTAAATTATAGGTTGTATATCCTAATGCAACAACCAATATACTTAAACTTACGATTATAATAACTAATATCATTAGATTTCCGGTAGGTGAAAATTACTAAATTTTGACATATATTTTGCAACGGAGGTGCCGTTGGCATCAGTTCTATTACTTCCATTTCTAAAAAATGCTTTTACACCTTCACTACCCGCAAAATGTGCTCCGGCAAGGACACCTGCACGGGTAATTTTTACGCCATTGACAATTCGTCCATTATATCGGTTGATATATCCAGACAACTCACGATTATTTACTTTCATATATCGTAACATCACAGTATCTTGGATTTGCTTGTTATTCAAAAACTCACGTTGACTTACACGAAATCCTAAAACACGAACGGTTGACGGACTAAACTGATATCGTCCCATCATACCGAACTGGTTTACCGTTCTGTGCGTACCACCTGGCGTTTCTATGGCTGCAACCCGATCCATAAACTGTTCAATTGGCGTAGGTTTAGACTTCGGAATGGTTGTAATAGTAACACTCGGAAGTCTATTAGTAAGATACACCGTCGTAAATAAAATTACAAGTGGCAAAATTAATTTTTTCATAATTTCCTCCGTATTCTAATACTATAATTAGTGGTTAATTCAGTTGCAAGGTCAATATTTTGACGACCTTACCTCTCAATCGTTGCATAGTAATCATTTTGCGTACGTTGCCGATCAACATCCTTAATATGATACAGTGCCCATTCTTCTTCAGACGGGAGTGGCGCCATTGTTTTATAGCCTACAATCCGTTCATGGACCTTACCTTCCCATCGAATATCAGGTGAGTTTCTATATAGGCGTGTCTGATAGTCTGGGAACATGACCCATCCCTGTTCATTAACTTGCCATCCCCATCGTTTAATGTCTTCATCGGTTAGTCCGTTTACGACATTCACACGAGGAATTGCAAATAAATCAATGTTAGTATTATTTTCTACAATATCATGTAAATAAGTTAGCAAATTATTATTGAACTTCTCGTCCGCATCTACTTGAAAAATATAATCTCCCGAACACTGTTCCGTCAGAAAGTTCTTGTGTTCCGCAAAATTATTGTTTAACGCATGTTTAATTAACTTAATCTCACCGCCAGTTGCATATGCGTCCAACAATGCCACCGTAAATTCATCGGTTGAATAATCGTCAACGACCACAATCTCATCTCCAGTTTGTTCGCAAAATGGAACCAACTGACTTAGTAGGTTCTGGATATATTCACCTTCATTATGTGTTGTAATCGCGAAACTAATCATGTTAAACTCCAATATTTAAATAGGGCAAGTTCTTTGGCCTTGGCTTCTAGGTCAATGTCAATAGTCAGTCCAAAGTCGTCAATTTTATTGAACACATAATCTGCATGCGCACGAGGATTGCCCGTGACATTTTCATTTAAATTTTTAGATTCACTATAGTGAAATAGCGGCGTCATGTTTTTCCATGTAAATGTTGCAAGTATTGCTGCTTCTTTTGTAGTCAATCCATCGGGATGAAATTGATGATGAAAATAATCAAACGTAATGGGCAAGTATAATACTTTGTGCAAATGGTCAAACAATTGTTGTACTGAAAATCCCGATGCTTTGTCGTCATTTTCTACTACAAGCCGTGCTTTACAATTATCAGATAACCGATGATATGCTGCAATCCATCTATCGGCTACTTCCTTAGAAAAATTCATACCAACATGAATATTTAGCGCATTATACGGAGTTGCCGTAAGACCCATAAGATCAAATATGGTAGAATGAAGTTCAAGATCTTTGATCGAATTCTCAACAACAGTAGGTTTAGCCGATGCAAGTTTTACGAAATGATCAGGGTGAGCAGTAATACGTTGTCCGTACTGCGTAGCAAGTTTACCGGCAGTTTGAAGAACTTTACAAATGTCATCGTATTGTGGCAAATCTGCAAGATTGTATTCAGTACCCCACGGAAAAATACCCGATCCCATTCGGAATACCTTGACATTGTTATCCTCGTTCCATTGGATAATGCGAACGAGATCAATTGCATTGGCAAGAGCAAGTTCAGACGCATACGTCAAACCTTTTTGTTTAAAAGTGCGTTGAATCATACCACGACCAGTGGTAATTTTTTGCTTTTGTAATGTTACATTAATACAACAATAACCGACTTGATGTGACATGTATGTAACCTTTGGTTGAGTTATCTTAAACTTAATACATTGACATGCAATTGTCAAGTATTAAATACGTGAATTTATACGACTATTGTAGTAATTAACTGCATTTTGATCGTGTTCCCAGAGTTCTTTATTATTCCAATCAAATTCTGCACTGGTGAACTGTATAGGTTCTGGTGGTTTAATTTCTTCTACCTCAATTGTCGGGTAGAAAGATTGTTCGTTTATAAGTAAATCTTCTGTATTGTCTGGATACAGTGTGTATTGTTTATTTTCTACTGTGTTAGTAGTTGCAGTTTTATTCTTTATAAGAAAATTAACCGCTATTACTAGTGCAACCGCCAACGGATCAAATACTAATACGATAACTAACGTAAACCATTTAACAACCGTGTCAAGGTCCGTTCCCAGTACTTTTGCAATGTAGACGAAAGTACCAATATCGCCGTTGGTTTCAATCTCGACACGTTTAGCAATACTAATTCCATTGAGACTATCCCTCTGTGCTGAAAGATTTGTGAGTTCTGTTTGTAGTAATGTAACATTCTTATCGGCCGTTGTCAGCACCGACTGCATACTTCTAATTGTTGTATTATTTCCAGAGGTTGACTTAGAAACTAAATTATCTAAACGAGTTTCTTGTTGAGATCGTAGACTTATTAATTGATTAAGACGATCTTCTTTTCGCTTGATATCCTGCTCTAAACTACCAACCCTACCCTGTACCCTCTGGATGTCTGCACTCAACGCCAGTGGGGTGCTAGCGACCTTAGCGTAGGCAGATGAGAGGTACCCGTAGATACCAGCGGATGTGATAACCATTAATATTACAGCAGCAGTTGACAAATAATATTTAAGAGTTTTTGGGATTTCTTTCCAGTATTGATATAAGAAAGATATACTCACAATCTTCCCCAATTCTAATGCCGATGCCATTATTCCTGCGCTCAATGCTGCTCCAGCAAATAATTTTGCAATACCCGTCACCGAAAACACCGCGGCGCATAGTGCAACAAATGTTGCAGTTAACGAGGTAATGGTAATTAATGATTTTTGTGTATTCATATAGGTCTCATGCGAAAACACGACTAGAGAACGTGTGCTCCCTAGTCGTGCAATTCTCCGTAATATTAAGATTTACTAGTGAGACGTAACTGTTAAGGATCACCCCCTAGTTAGTCAGTTACGTTAATGGTGGAACAGCCGCAATTACAATGATTACATCCACACATACTAGACCTCCATTTTTTAAGTTTTAATTACTTGATTACCACAGTTTTCGTTTTGTTCTCCTTAGTTTGAACTTTACGTGGAATAGTAATATAAAGTAACCCATTATTAAATACTGCATCGACCTTATTGGGGTCAAGATGTTCGGTGAGTCTAAACGAACGACTGAACGAACTGCGCTTTAGTTCACGTAGTAAGTAAACCGATTTATCGCTTTGTTCACCTTGCTGTACAGTCTTTCCAACAATACTTAGTACATCATCTTCAATTTGAATTGAGATATCTTCCCTGCTATATCCCGCAATTTCTGCTTCAATTTGAACTTTGTCGTCAAATGATAAAACGTTAACTTTTGGATACGCCGCCTTACCAAATGGTTCAATTCCAAAATTTTTATATACATCTGGGAATTGTCCACGGAAAGCTTCGTCAAAAAACCGGTCAAATGTATTCAAGAGATTATCCCGATTGAATTCCATTTCTCTTTCAATAACCGACTTAGGCACTCGCTGTACTGTCCACTTTGTCATAAATGTTCTCCATTATAAATTTTCCGTTTCCACTATTGGATAACGGTGATAAGGAACCCCGAGGGCGTTCCTAAAAATAAGTATAAACAAAAGGACAAAAGTAAACGTTTTGTTTACCTTTGTCCGTTGTTTTTTATAATCTACTTTTGTCGTTTTCCACCGAACATGCCATGTGATCTGCCCAATGGATGATACGTGGTAGACTTGTTTTCATTGAATACGGTGCAAAATTAATCAGATAACTCTTTGTACCGTCATCATATAGTCCATCGGAGAGTTTAATTGCCAACCATTCAGTTTGAGTGACTTGTACTCCATACTTCTGTAGAAGAAATAGCGCACGATCCGTAATTTTGAAATATTGTAGATTGTCATTCATCTTATACATCTCGCCGCGCTTTCTGTGCCAATCAGAGTCTTGATCTACGTAGTGTGGACCTTCTTCCGGATTTCCCAACTTACCAAGATCGTGGTGAAGTGCGGCAAAAATTAATTCCTGTTTAGTGAAATTAACGTCACCTTCAAGTGACTTGTACAATGACGCCATTTTCAGTGCAGTTTCCGTAACTCGTAAAACGTGATCAAGGTATCCACCTGGCCACGCATTATGGAAATGTGCCTTTCCTGACGCGGGCGCCATCATCAGTTCATCTTTCATTAATTCATACATTGCCACAAGCTGATCAGCTCGTGGGTCTGCCTTAATATATTCCATGAACTTATTGTAATTTTGTTCAATAATTTCTTCTGAGTTCTGAATGGTAAACATAATAACCTTTGGTTAAATTTAAATTGTAATATGATGAAGTGATAACTTCTTTTGTGTGGTCTTCATCCACAGTTCAAACAGAGTTGGAGCAGTGGGTTTCTTCAGTAACGTCATGTTGATATTTTCAAGATCATTAGCTGCCTTTTTATTATTACAGGTAGAACATGCGGTGACCAAATTATCCCACGTTGATTTACCGCCCTTGCATTCGGGAATAACATGATCGCGTGTTAAGAACTCACTGGTACGAAGTTCTGAACGTGTTCTGGCGCAATATTGACATATGTAATTGTCTCGTATAAATAGATTGCGCTGACTTAGTGCTGCTGTTGTTCTGAAGATCTTTCTTCCTTTTACAAACATTTTTAATGCCACGATCAATGGTACTTTAAATGTTTGTTTTGGCGATCTTACTACCATATGCGGATGTTCTTCTACTATAATTGCCTTTCCTTCCAAGATCAAAAGAAGTGCTCTTTTAGATGTTATAATAGATATTGGTTCATACGTAGAATTTAGAACAACGCACCGTGTTGTCTCAAACTCCATAAGTCATTCCTCTATTTTCGTTGATTCTTCAATTACTTTATCAACTTTGTATTTGATGATTACGTCTTTGGTTTTTTGAGCGTATTCGTATTCTTCCGCTTTCACAAAAATCTTAAATGCTTCTTCCAAAGTATCTAATATTTTGGGACGAGGAATCCATGCAAACATACTATTATCTTCAAATTTAAATAAATCAATCCGTTCGGTATTTACGGATAAATTTCTATTAATCTCACGCACTATGTACTTGTAGACAAGTACTTTGTTTTCGGTGATAAATTTTTCCCAAACCTGCGCCGATTTATTTGGTAGAACGAGCATTCTTTTTACCTCTAACCGAAACTTTCTTCGGCGTCTTTTTTACCGTTTTTAGTTTACGAACTGCTTTCTTTGCAACCGTTTTATTTGTTTTTTTAATAACCGGCTCGCCAGTTCCACCATTTCTAAGACGTTTAATCTCCACTGGATCGGTTACTACCACCCCTCTGGAATACACCACACCGTTTTGCTCAAAGTATGACTTGAAGTGCCAGCCACGAGGCTTATCAGACTTTTCAGTTTTATAGCCAGACGGAGGGGCTATCATCTTCTGGACGCAGTATGCGCAGGTCACTCGAACAATTTCCTGCGGTACCTCTACCTCTTCGGCGCCACACTCACTACAAACCAAATATTGCCGACCGACAACTTTACGAATTTCCGATTTAGACAACTTCTTGATTCTACGCTTTAGTGCCATGTTAACCTCGTGATTGGATCTTCCAGATACGATATTTAAAATTCCACCGGGACTCTAAAAACTTCACTCTGTGTTTGAAACTGTGTAACCTACCCTGCTCTTTAACTAGTTCTTGAAACTTAATCAACTCATTACGTGAATTGATTAACTGCCCTAGATGATCCGACTTATTTATACTAGTTAATACTCGTACGTATTCTTTAGTTACTTCGTCGTCACCAAAGAATTTTGCAAGGAAGCGTTGAATAATGTTATACACATAAATTCTCTAATTAAATTATTAAACGCTAACCACGTTGCAAGTGGACGTGAGGGGAGTCGAACCCCTGTCCGAGATTGCTTCCTATTAAGTTTTTATGTACGTAGTCATTTTATTGTACTACACCGCGTTTAAACAAATGACGAACCCACGCAGCTTTGAGTTGGAGGATTCTTTACTGAATGTCAACTCATTCTTCAGTAATATATCATATGCGATTACAAATTACCTTATATGAATCAGTAACTTGTCAAGCAGCGGATCTAAAAGATCAGGCTGCTAAGGCTAAGTATTGGTTG